GTTATTATAGAAATAATAGGCACTTTCATATGGCTGTCGGGAGAAACAAAGCCATATAAAGAGCAAATCAAAAAACTAAAATTCAAGTATTCCGCAAACAAGGAAGCGTGGTACAAATCTCCTGCCAATTACCGAAGAAAAAGTAAATATAATTATAATATGTCGGATATTAGAGGAATGTTCGGGGTTCAATATTCCGCCGAAGGTAAAGAAGATGAAAAAATAAGGATAGATGGTTAAGCCATCTATCCGAAAGGAGTGAAAAAAATGAATATAATATTTAATGTAAAAAGCAAAGACGGTTATGACCGCTTTGAAAAAGAAGTTAATGAAAAAAGTTTCCAAGAGGAAATAACAAAACAGAAAGAGCATTATAAAACAATAGCAAAATTAGACAAAAGTATAACAGTTACAGCATATACCATAAAAAATAAAACTGTTATATTCTTTGAACAGTTAGTATAATATGTCGGTGGCACTTGACAAACCCGACTGTCTGTGGTATAGTATAGACAGTCGGCAGTTGACCGACAGACGAAAGGAGAAATAAAAATGAATATTATTGAAATGGACACCATCAAAATGCTTAGGAGAACATTATACAAAATCCTTGCCACAGCCAACGACAACTTTGAGATAACATTAAGAGAATTGGCAGAAATGGTCGGACAGGAAGAATGGTATGAGGCAACTTGGAAAGCAGAAAAGGCAATAAGCGACTATGGCATAAACAAAGCACTTGAACAGAGTGCGACAGACGGATATACAATGCCGTATAATGCAATAGAATTAGCGAACAGCATTATACAAATAAACGCAACAATGACGGTTTTCAACAAATTTGAAAATTATATGGACGAAACTGTAACTGTTGAAGAAATAAACAAAATATTGATGTTGCTACATTTAGAAACTATGGAAAAATAAAAATTATTGCAAAGTGGGGGGTTAAACCCCCCACAAGAAAGGAGAAATAAAAATGGATATTATGGACATATCAGTATCAAATTTCAAAGGAGTTCCTAATCAATTCATAATTCTAAGCGAGTTTGGAACAATGTTCCAGTCTTACAACTCACCAATAGCCCAGATAGACTGGATAAACGAAAAAATAACAATTTATCCCGATTACAAGTACAGTGCCACAACATCAAAGTACAGAAATATGTTCTTTAAGACAAGGGGAATGGCTGAGTTGGCAAGCACAAACGGATTAGAAAAATGCCTTAAAAATGGGTGCTGGCAAGACTTCAAAATAATAAAAAGTTTGTTAGCCCCCACCGACATATTATACAGAGGGTAATAAGTGGGGGATAAATCCCCCACAAGAAAGGAGAATAAAATGAATACAATAAAAACAAATCTTTTTGAGGGATTAGCATACATAATCCCCGAAAAAGATACAGTAAATGAATGGCTTACAAAGTCATTCAGCAAGGAGAAAGATGAAAAAATAATAGAGGGTGCATTTGAATATGTGTCTAAGAAATTCATCTTCTTAAAAAATAGACCTATAAGTTATGACGATATGAGCAAAATCGCTAACATTATAGAAAATGATTTGGGGGAGTGAAAAATGACAGATTATGAAAAAATGGAAGAACTTAAAAACTTAATGGGTGCAGAAGTCCTACTTGAAGAAATTATAGTTTCAATGAGTAGTGATGAACTCAAAGAAACACTTGAATGGATTACAAGAATGTACAACATAGAAATATAATATGTCGTGGGGGGTTGACAAACCCGACCGTCTGTGGTATAGTACAGACAGTCGGGAGTTGCCCCGACAGGAGAAAGGAGAAAGAAATGAATACAGTCGGTTGGGATATAATTTACAACAGCGGAGAGCAAATCCGCATACAAAACATGCTTAAAGGTCTTTATGAGATAAAAGACTGGGAAGAATTGCATATTGCTCTTTGGGCGTGGCTATCACTTGATGGAAAGAGAGAAAAAGCAGAATGGTTTGAGATGTTCAATGTGCCAAGAGTTAGCAACGATTGTTTCGCTTGCGAAGAAGCGAAACGCCATTCCGCTTGCCAAGGTTATTGTTGCTGTTGTCCACTAACAAAATCAACAGCAATAGGTTGCCTTAATGGAGTTTATGAACAATGGTGGAAAGCCGATTTCGAGATAAGAGAGTGTTTGGCAGAGAAAATTGCTAATATGAAATGGTTATATTAGAAAATAGTTGAAAGGAGAAAAAAATGAAAACAGAAAAAATTACTGACTGGATTTCGGTGGAAAAAGAATTGCCGAAAGTAGAGAGGGAATATCTTGTAACCTTAGAGATGAACCTTTTGGGCGAAATCTGCACTTATATTGACATAGCATATTTCTCAAAAGATTTATACACAGTAGACAACTGGGAGTTTCAAGACAAAAAAGGCATAGCAGGGTTTTATAAGCATAGTTGGAATGGGGGTGTTGGTGAAGTCAAGCCGAAAGCATGGCAACCCCTACCTGAAAAGTTTAAGGAGAGAATAAAATGAGAAAGATATTGATTTTATATTTTAAGGAGGTAGTGATATGACATTTGACCCTTGGGCATTGGAACACCCGATAGCGGTACTGCTTTTCACCTATGCTTTTGGTATGTTCGTAGGATTTATGATAGGGAGAAAATAAAATGAGAAAGAGAAAGTTTTTCAAGAAACATTCATACGGCATAACTGTCGTGCTGATTTTAACTGCCTTAATGATTTGGGCAACGCCAAATAACGGTTTCGGCGGAGAATGGTTAGTTTTAGTCGCTTATTCGGTATATCTAAAATGTAGTTGGAACGAAAGGAAAAAGAACAATGAATGAGGATAAAAAAGCATTTGTAGACGCTCTTAGCAACGCCCTAAAAATGGATAGCAGAAGCGGAGTTAAATCTATTCAGTATGCCACAGGTATATGGTTTGAGGACATACTGTATGAGGAGGTTGTTCAGGTAAATTATGAGAATGGGAGATACGCCGTGATAAATGTTATCGGCAATAGCAACGGTGCAAACGCCACAGAGATAATTCATGAGGTTTATGGGAGTGGTGCTATTGGGCATATATTTTATGGGCGTGAGGAGGAATAAAATGAGAATAATTATTGAGGAAATAGGTAGGTGGTTGGGAGATTATATCGGCAGAGAAGAAGAATTATGGTTTAGAGAGCATGAATATGGGGGTTTGCACTGGACAGATTACGAAGTCATAAGGAGATTACTTTTCATAAACTGCAAGGCAGATACTCCTTTCCACAAATATTTAGAAGCATTAAGCGACTTGCATAACACTAAATGCTTAATATTAGACGACTTGGACAGAATGACGAAAGAGAACAAGAACATAGTGGTGATGTTCCCGAAAGAGAATATGTGCCACGAAGAAATAGTTGAAACAACAAAACGGCATTTAGAGAATATATATCGTGAAAAAATAACCGAAACCGAGTTTTACGAAATGTACGAACAAGGGTTAATAAAATGTGGTGAAACTACAATAGTAGTTTTAAGAGAGGGGGTATAATATGAGTTATAGTGAGGCACAAAGACGAGCCACGAACAAATATAGACGAGCAAATTACAAGCAAAAATGCTTGCTATTGCGAAAAGATACAGACGCAGATATAATTATGTATCTTGAAGAAAATGGAATAGGGGCTACTGAATTAGTAAGAGATATGTGGAAAATATATAAAACAAAATTGTAGCAACCACTTGACAAATCCGTAAGAGTGTGATATGATAACAAGGTGAGGTGATGAAAGATGAACACAAGAGAATTAAGGAAAAGAATTAAGGAAAGCGGATATACTTTTAAGTATGTTGCTGAACACAGCAAAATGAGTAGGCAAGCCCTGTATGGTAAAATCAATAGAAAAGATTTTAGCGTATCAGACGCAAAACGAATTGCAGACACTCTAAAATTCACACATGATGACATTATCAAAATCTTTTTTGAAGATTTTTAAGCCATAACAGGTGGCACTCCTTTCTGCCTCTTTACCAAAGTGCCGTTAATACGGCACTGACGGTAGGGGGGTTAAACAAAAGAGGTGAAGAATGGATAAAATAATAGCGATATTACTTAGTACGGTTTTTACTGCAAGTTCGTTCACAATAACATATTATTGTCCTTGCCAAAAATGTTGCGGAACAGAAACTGGTATAACAGCGACAGGCACAAAAGCGACAGCAGGGAGAACCGTTGCGGTAGACGCTAACAAAATACCATTAGGGGCAAAGGTAGTCATAGACGGAAAGTTCTATATTGCAGAAGATACAGGCGTTAAGGGAAACCATATAGACATATTCGTTGACAACCACAATGAAGCCCTAAAATTAGGCACAACAAAGAAAGAAGTTATAGTATTACCAAAGGAGTAAAAAATGAATATGGAACAAATTATAGTTGAAAAGACATTATCAGAAGCCGTTTCACAATTCGAGGCGGTACGAAGTGGAACAATATCATTGTTCAGAATAAAGGGTTTCTCATTGGAGGAGGCAACCGAAAAGGTGGACAATGCTATTAAAAAATTGCACAAGGGGTACGAACCACTACTGGAAAAACTTGAAAAAGAAACGGAAAGAATATGTGAAGATATAAAGGGACTGTCCGACAAAGAAAAAGGAGAAGTTGGGTTAAATATGTTGTTGGAAGTAGTAAATGGGGAGGATTAAAAATGGAACATAAAAGAATAAAGACAATAATAAATAAAAGGACAAAGAGTAAACCAATAACAAGGGCAGAGTTATGTAGTCTTACTGGATTGTCTGACAGAGCAGTAAGAAATATAATATCTGAATTAAGAAATGACGGTAATTGGATAATAAATAGGGGCGAGGGTTATTACCGAGCAAGAAGCCAAAAAGACCGAGAATATGTAATAAAAGAATACACAAGCAGAATAGCAAAAATGAGTATTATTATAAGAAACCTAAACAACAAAAGTGAAGGACAAATAACAATGTAGCAGGCAGGGGGTTGACAAGTCTGGCAGTATGTGGTATAGTGTATATGCGTGGCGGAGATGAGCCGTCAGAAAGGAGAACAAAATGTATTATTGTGAAAGTTGTAAGTCATTCGTGGAGGGAAAAACTTACGGTGTGTTATCCGAAAGTAGTGAACCACCTGAAACGATATGTGAACTTTGCGGTTCTGACAACCTTGAAGATAGCGAAGATTGCCCATATTGTGATGAGCAGAAACGCACAGAACAAGACATGTGCGACGATTGTCAAGAGAAGTTTGACCGCATTGTTAGCAACGCTATTGCGGAAATTGAAAACGAACTTTGTATTGACTACAAAGAAGCAGTTTATCTGCTTGAAAGAAAGGAGTATTAAAAATGGATTTCAACGAAAAAACGCAAATGGAGATGATGAAATGTTGTATGTGTGGTGATGTATTTGATGTTGGCTACGAAATGCCGAACGGCGATTATGTTTGTGCCACACATGAATGTTGCTATGAATATTGTAGGTGTGAGGGAAAAAGAACAACTCAAGAAAGCGAGGAGTGAGTGATATGAACAATGAAAAGGAAACAAAAGACAAACTTTTGAAGCTATTTGAAGAAATAGACCGACAAGCGGATGAACAGGAGCTGCATATCCAAGAGTTGAGGCAAAGATTATCTCTTGCTGAAAAAGTCTGCTATGAAGCTAACGGTTATCTAAAAAGCAAAGACAATCCGCTTGGCAGGATTTATTTAGACAGACTGGCTGAGGCGATTGAGAAGTGGGATAGCAGTAGGAAAAACAAGGGTGCTCAATATCTTGTGATGGAGGATTGGGAACAATGCTGCGTTGACGACAAAGAAGCAGTTTATCTATTGGAAAGGAAGGAGTATTAAATGGACTTTAACGAAAAAACGCACGAATGGAGTGCGAAACAGGGCAAGGAAATACCTGTATGGGTTAGCCCAAAATATCAGCAGAGCAGAGCAAAAGCCCTTGAAATAATAAAGAAATACGACAATATCAAAGAGGGCGACTTTTGGATTTTGATGAACGAAACAAAGAGTGGCAAAATGGCATACACAGGACTAATAATAAGCCATAATGCCTGTTGCAAAATCAATGCAACACAGCCCTTAGAAAAACAGTTTGTGCCGTCATCAGTAACACTTGACAAAGACGGATATGCAGACAGTCTTGTATATACTTACAGCAATTACGCACAGGGTATATACGAAGTCGGGGAAGTAAGTAAGGCGAACTGCAAGAACTCATACCCATACGCTATGGCGTTGAAAAGATGTTTTGACAGAGTAGTACTTAAACTTTGTGGACTGGCATTTGACGGAGTTTATTCAGACAGTGAAGCAGATGAGTTTAAGGAACAGCCGACAGACTTTGAAGATGACAAAATTAGTAAACTTAAAGCAAAGACACTGAAAGACCTATGCGAACAGACTGATACAGACTTACCGAAAGTGCTTAAATATTACAAAATATCAGCCATAGAAGAAATGACATCAAGTCAGTATGCCGAGGCAGTCAAGCAAATAGAAAAGAAAACTGGTGTAATTTTGTAGATGGACAGAAATAAATATAACAAAAGCATATTAAGAACAGAGCAGGGCGAGTGTTTTGTCTGTGGTTCATCAACCGAAACAGCAAGGCACGAAGTATTTTATGGAACGGCAAATCGTAAAATATCAAAGACGTTAGGATTGTGGATAAACATTTGCCCTGCTTGCCACGACAGAGTTCACAGAGATAGGGAACTTGACTTAATGCTAAAAAAATTAGCACAAGTTGAGTTCCTTAAAACTCACGACATTACGGAGTTTGTGGATATTAAAAACGGTATCGGAAAGAATTATTTGGAGGAGTAATATGAATGTTGAAAACTTGGTGGTGTTTCCGTCATCAAAAATAAAAGGGAAAATAAATATAACCATTCAGACCGATATGCAGAATTTTGAATGTGTAAACGAAATTGTTAGTGCATTTAACAAGGGGAGAAACATTACATTCAACCTTGAATTAACAAGTGAAAAGAAAACTGTACTTGCAAATGCGTACCTTTGGCAGTTGTGCCATAAAATCGCAACCAAAATAGGTGGACTAACCAAAGAAGATGTTTACAAAGACGCAATTAAGGCAAAAGGGGTATTCCAATACATTAAAGTTGATAATTTCGAGGAGTTTAATGCAAGGTGGAGTAAACTTGGAACAGGGTGGTTTTGCGAAGAAGTCAGTATTGACAATTATGTTAATGCTTATTACGGAAGTAGTACATACAACAAAAAAGAATTAGCAAATGTCATAGATTTTGTTGTGGAAGTAGCAAAAGAACAAGGGATTGAAACGCTTACCGAAAAAGAAAGAGAGGAAATGTTGAAATTAGTGCCATAAATATGTCGCTGTCGCTTGACAAATCCGCAGACCTGTGGTATGATGTGGTGGTAGCGTGATGAACGGAAAGGAGAACGAGATGAGTAACAAAAACCCTGCTGTGTTGTGGTACACAGCCGACTATCTTATAGGTGTTATGGGGCTTGGTTGGGAAGAACAAGGCAGATATGCGTATTTGTTGAATATGCAACATCAAAAGGGGCATTTAGATATTCCTAAACTTATGCCCGACTGCCCCGAAATCGTATATCAGAAGTTCGTTAAAGATGATGACGGCTTATGGTATAACGAGAGAATGGAAGAAGAAATCAGAAAAAGAAAAGCATTTAGTGAAAGTAGGGCAAATAATAGGCGAGGCGGAAAAAGAAGTGTCGAAGAAGTGTGCAAGACATCTTCATCACTTGTCGAAGATATGGAAAATGAAAATGAAGATGATAATGATAGTGTATTTGAGTATCTATGGAGTTTATATCCAAAGAAAAGAGGTAAAGGACAAATATCTAAAACACAAAAGGCAAAGTTAGAGAAAATAGGCAAAGAACAGTTAGAACGGTGTATAAATAGATATACCAGTGAGCAGACCGATATGCAGTACCTGAAAAACGGCTCAACTTTCTTCAATAGTGGCTATGTTGACTATCTTGATGAAAACTATTCCGACTTGCCAAAAGCAAGTAAAGCAAATCCATTTCTTGACTTAATAGAGGGGGAGTAATATGAATAAAAATGAAACATTGAAAATACTTGCTATGTTAAGTGCTTATTATGGGCAGGGCAAGTCAGACGCCAAACAAATGGCGAGTGCTTGGTACTTAATACTAAAAGACTATCCGTATCAAGACGCAGAACAAGCAGTTGTTGAGTTCGCAAGGAATGATGTTAGAGATTATGCGACATTCCCAACAGTTGGGGTAATAATAAGAGAAATAGAAACAGCACATACCAACGCAAGAAAACTAAAAAACAAAGCATGGAATAACATACTGAATACCAATGAGTACGACAAACTTATTGAAGAAGCAAAAGAACGGTTTTCAAGAGAGCAATTTAACGAACTTAAAAAATTGCCTCACGAAATACAGGTAACACAAAGAGATAATTTTATAAAACTGATAGGAGAAACGAAATGAATATTACAGGCAAAACAATGATTTTTAGAAAAGACTTTGACGGCAGACCGAGTTACAGCAGAAGCATATCAAGTAAAGACATAGACGGTAATTGGGTAAGCGTATTTGAGAATGTGCAAATGCCAAAAGGCACAGACCTCCCGAACAAAACCAAAATAGAAGTTACACATGGTTTTGAAGCGGTTTATGAAAAGCGAGATGGCACGAAAGACAGAAAAATAGTTGTTATGGAATATAAAGCAGAAACGGACTTGCCGACAGGATTTTCACAAGTTGATGATAGCGAAATACCGTTTTAGAAAGATTGAGAGGGAGAAAATGAGTAAAGCAGAACACAGAAGAAGAAGCCGTAGAAGTTATGCAAGCCCCAAAAGAGCAAGCGAGGATAAAGCATTTCACGAAAAAACGGTTTGGGGAGAAATAATATTATCTAAGAAAAACAAAAACAGGTTGCCTTCGTGGGAAGAACGGTATGGGCGTACCGATAACTTTGAGGCGAGTTTAGCCGAACATCACGAGAGAATAAAAAAGGAATGGGGATAAAAAAGGAATAGGAGGAGTTATGAAAATCTATATTGCAGGACAAATGACAGGTAAAAAAAATTACGAAAAGTATTTCAGAAAAGCCGAAAAGGAACTTATAAAAAAAGGCGAGCAGGTTTTCAACCCTTGCACCCTGTGGGCAATAATGCAAGGTTTTGACTATCACGATTTTATGGCGGTGGACTTGAAAATAATAGAATTATGCGACGCAGTTTATTTCTTAAAAGGGTTTACAAAATCCAAGGGTGCTATGCAGGAGTACCGATATGCAAAAAAACATCACAAAATCATTCTGACGGAAGAACCTTACGAGGACTTAATGGACATTGGATTTGACAACGAATGGAGATTTGACAGATGAAGTGTGATATATGCGGAAAGAAAATCCATAAACACGAACCGCATAGCGAGGTCGGGTATAAGCATAAAGTCAGGACTAAATTAGGCGAAAGAGTGGTAACGGACTTTGTGAAAGTTTGTTACAGGTGCAGTGAGAAGGTGAAAGAACTTGAACAGCAAACAAAAAGGTAGCAGGGGAGAAAGAGAACTTGCTAAAAAATTAAAAGAATATGGATATGATTGTAGAAGGTCAGTACAATATTGCGGTGCGAATGGCGACGCTGATGTTATAGGGCTTGACGGAATACATATCGAGTGCAAGAGAGTTGAACGGCTGAATATTCAAGACGCTATGGCACAAGCAATCGCCGATTGCAAAGAAGATGTGCCGACCGTAATGCACCGTAAAAACAACTGTGAGTGGCTTGTAACAATGAGGTTATCGGATTGGATAGAAATTTACAAGGAGTGGAAATGATGGAAAGTTTCAAAACAAAGGCATGCCAGATTAAGTTGTGTGAAAAGAACACTTATTGCACTTGCGGAAATCCCAATTTTAGACACAATTATGAATTTCATAAACCATGTTATAGCATTTACGAAATTACAATACCGACTGTTCCGTGCGGGGAAAAAACATTTTATCTATGTAATGATTGCTTAAAAATTCTAACTGAAACACTCGCCACCATGAAATGGGAGGAAAGAATATGAGAGAGTGCGAAGATTGGGTTGAACTTTATAAGGAGTGGAAATTATGAAAAAATGTGGTCGCAAAATCAAACAATGCCCGAAATGCCAAAAATATTTCGAGCAGAACGCTAACTGTCAAGTTTATTGCTCAAAGGAATGTCAAAAGGCGTCTTATCAACAAACGAAGCAGGACAGTTATAAAACATTTGAGGAAAAACGGAAAAAGCGGAAAAAGAGCCAACTTGATACAAAAATCGAGAAAGCCCATCGGCAAGGCACAAGATGTGCAGAATTACAGAAAGCCGAAACCATTGAAATGTTCGGGAGGGTGGATTTATGAGGATTGGACTGGTCGATTTTGATTTACACAATATTATGCCTAAAAAACATAATTTATCCCCGATAAAAGAAAACACCACCTACGAGGCATTCGCCCTTTCAGTGGTTCAACTATATTATACATTAAGTACATGTTTTGTCAAGTAGTTATGGAAAATAAAAGTTTAAGGCATTCAGTCCTAAACAAGATTATTGTTCCAGAGAATGTTATGAGCAGGGTGAAATGGGAGGAAATATTATGAGAGATTGCGAAGATTGCGGTGATTATTGTTCCAGAGAATGCTATGAGCAGGACAAATCGGGAGGAAATATTATGAGTGAAACAAAACCAGAGTCTAAAATTATGGATACGCTAATGGAGGAAACCGAAGAAATAATGGAATACAAGCCGTATGACAAAGTGGATAGACCTATGCACTACACCGCAGGAAGTATAGAAACCATAGATTATATTCAATCAATTACTGAACAGTTGATAGGATTCGAGGCGGTCTGTATTGGGAACGCAATTAAATATATTTCAAGACAACACCTGAAAAACGGCACAGAAGATTTGAAAAAGGCGATTTGGTATTTGAACAGGCTGATTGAGTACAAGGGTGAGTGATATGTTTTTTAAGGAGGGAGCGAAATAATGAGTTTCGAAATAATGCTTAAACCTTGCATAAAAACTGACAAAGAAACTATTTTCGAAGATGACATGGTGAAAATAAAGCTTGACCCTGAATATGTGGCTTGGGTTAGGTTTTACAATATGATTCATCTCCGCAAGGTGAAAGGACGAGTGGCAGAGGCAGAAAACAACCATGTAACCATAATACCCAAAGACAATGGAAAAGAAGATTTGGGAAAGGCAATTTTGAACAGACTGATTGAGTACAAGGGGGACTGATATGTGGAAGAAAATTCAGGATAGATATTTTGACATAGTGAAGTTTTGTAGTGAGTATCTTCTAAATAAAGAGATTAAGCGAACATTATTAAGCGAATTAGACGATATATCTATTTCGGCGGGGATAGACTACTCCGAAACAAGAATACAATGCTCTCCGTCAACAGACGGAGTACCGAACACTGTGGTTAGACGCCTTAGCAAGCAGAGTGAAATTGACGATATAAACAAGTATTTTGAAATGTTTGATAATGCTTATGGGCAACTAACGGAAGATGAACAACTTGTAGTATCAGCGTTCTTTATGGAGGGGTTAAATCAGATACAGACCGAAGTAAAACTTATGGAGGCAGGTGTTCCACATACAACTGCATACAGAATACGGAAAAAGGCATTAGAAAAGATGAAAGAAAATATTATGCATTAAAAAAGCCCCCTCTTGCGAGGGGGTTTCTCTTATGCGTATCTTCTTGCCAATATTTCGAGCAATTTCTTTTTCTGTGTTTTAGTTAATGAGGTGCTGTCTTTAATGCTTGATAATTGTCTTGATAGAGTAGAGGATTGCATTTGTGATACTTTTTTTTGTGCCTCTGAACTTGCCGTTGTTGTTCCAGACCGTCTACCAGAACTTCTACCGCCAGAACTTCTACCGCCAGAACTTCTACCAGAACTACCGCTTTGACCTTTCCCCAAACGGTTGTAAGCGACATAATCGCCATAGGGGTTAATGGAGTTCCACGACGCCCCTATAACCCTGTATAACGCCGATTTTTCCTCTGCTGAATAGTCTGTGCTGTCTAAAAGTGCGACTGCTTCTGTCTTGGAAACATATCCGTTATCGTCAGCGTCAACCTTTTTCTTTAATTTCGTAATATTTCTTGGCGTAATTTCATACGATACAAGTGCCTCTGAAATGCCCTTATATCTATCAACACCGAACGCCTCATATAATTTGTTATCGGACTTCGCCTTTGCAAGACCGTATGCGATAATGCTGTTAGAGGGTTTGCCGTCAACTTTTGATATTTTGCTTGCTCTGTATATCTCCTTATAACCGTTATAAAAGTCTTTGTCGTTTCCGCCTTTTTTCACATAAGTATTGTATATTCCCTTGTATGTGTTGCTTCCTTTTGTGATTTCGTCTATAACATATTTTTCGCCTAACGCTTTTACCTTTGCGTCTAAATCACGAACATGACCGTTGGGGGTTGACTTTTTGCCTTCAAGTGCATTTTTGAAAAGTTCGTTTTTCTGTTTAAGTATAACATTGGTCAACTTGACTTTTTCTTCGTTGGGTATATCCATTCGTTCTACGGCTTTTTTTGCGTTGTTTAAGTCGGCTACCCTGTTTTGATATGCTGATAAACGGCTGACTTCTTTACTGGTTTTGTTGGTCGGGTTAAGACTTTTTGTGTGGTTTGCCTTTTCAATTTGCTTGTAAAACCGCATTGAAAGGTCATTCTGTCTTACGCTGTCTGTAACAAATGCCTGATAAAATGGTGCAAGTGCAGGGGCAGAACCACCTTTTGCTTCTTGTGTGGTATATGCCAACACAAAATCGGCAAGAACACCTGTTTCCTGTTCAAAGACATATTGTATTTTCTTCGGCGAGAGGTTTAGTTTCTTGCCTATTGCCTTAAATATTGAACTTGTGCCTTCATCAAACCTTAATTCGGGGGCGTCTTCTCGCTCTTGTATAGTTTCAACACCGCCACCGTACCACGTCGTGTTTGTTATTGCCCCACCGATAGGGGTTAGCAACGTGTTGAATGGAGAAATTGGGGCTACTTGGTCGATTGCTGTTTTGCCTAATTCAACAACTTCAACAGGGTCGCCTGACGCAAGCACCCTTGTTGGTGCTTGGAATAGCGACGATAGAACACTCATTACACGCCCTTTGGGGATTTTAACAAACTTGTGGTCGCCTATTGGGAACAGGTAGTAAGTCATTTTCTCTCTGTCTGTCAACCGCCTGTAATCTTCATCATCAGCGAGGTAAAGTTCGTTTACAACACTTGGTGCGATACCGAATACTGTTGCCTTTGCCATTAGCATTGTGTATGCCTTTGCCCCCTCTGTGTCTGCAATAGTCCTTATTATTTTGCTTGTGCCTTGCATAGCAGGGTTGAAAAATGGGGCAATTCCTCTGTTAATAAGTTTGCCAATGTTGCCTGAACGCCCAAAGTTTACCGTTATATCTGATGACGCCAATATTGCCTTGTCAATCATTTCTTTCGTTGCTTCTTTAAGTGGTCTGCCGTCAAGTTCCTTGTCAAGCACTTGTATGAACTCCGCCATTCTTGGCAACTGCTCTATTCGTTGGTTTGTCCGTTCTACCCTGTCTAATTGGCTTTTGAAAACGCCAGTCTTATATTTGATACCGTTAGAGGTTTCAAAGAATGAGGCAGAAAATCCGCCACCGCCTCTATACAGTTCCATATACGATATTTCGTCTTTCTTTGTGGGGTCAAATCCGAAAGTAACTTCTTTTACGGCTTTCGGCTGTGCCATTAAAAACCTTGGAGTATCTGTTGAATAGAATAATCCGTCGCCACTATCTCTTAAAAAGTTTTTAGGTATAAATACTGGACTGTATGAAGTAACAAGTTTCTTGAATACGCTGTTAAATGGTGAAGTACGAGCGACTAAACTCACAAGCCAGTCGGGGTTTGTTGCCCCTATGTGTGCTTGAATAGCGTCATACATATCTTTTGTTACTTCTACCTTGTACTGTTTGCCGTCTGCAAAATAGTTTGCATTATATTTGATAAAGTCGGGGTTCTTGTCGTCAAGTTTTCTTACCATATCGCCAGTAATTTGGTTCATACTTGTAACGACTTCACCCTCCTTGTTCTTAACAATTTGGGGGATTTGGAGTTCAGCCAATTCGTCCACATCAAACATTTGGCGACTTCCGACAGGCAAGTTCAATGCTTTTAGTGTCGATTTCATAAGTTCGCTTAATTGGCACGTTTCCCACACATTAGTGGTATGGGCTGTCATTTGTTCGTCTATGGGCAAAATATCTCTTTCGCTTCCCTTTACCGCTTTTTTGCCCTTTAATCTTAATGTCTTAATTCTATATGTTGAAACATAAGCGTCTGCTATTTGTTCCTCTAACGCTGTAAGGGTGTTTGACTTAAACGATAACTCGATTTCCTTGTCTACCGCCTCTGCAACTTGTTCTGCCGTTGTTTTTTCGTCAGTTGCCCGCCATACACCTGCGTCAATTAAGATTTGCTTTTGGTTTGCATAAAACCTGTAAACGTCTTTTGCCCACGCCTCAAATTGTTTCCCTTGTTCTGTGAGTTTGCCGTTGCTGTCTTTCGTTAGTTTCGCTATTATGTCTTTGCTGTCTTTCGCCGTATATGTGTCTTTTCCGAAAGTATCTTTGCCCCACCGAACCCTCTTAATGTTAAGTCTGTGATAAAGATATTCTGAAAATTCGTTCATCTTCCCGCTTTCGTTTATGGGGGAACATATTTCTACAACGGGTTTCCCTTTGTTCTTGTAGTCCCACCCAACACAATAATCGCCGAGAGTAGTGTCTATGGTCTTTGTGGTAGTACGCATAGCATTTGTTTGTGCCGAAAGTTCCTTGCTTTTTGTTGCTTTCGCAATATCATCAAAAACGCCTAACGAGTTTACAAATGCCCGCCTGTATGAATTGACAAATGACTTTAAGCGTTCTTTCCGTTTTGGTAATGTTTCTCTGTTTGACTTCACTTCGGCAGGGTTAGCACCAATTCTTTCGCTTTGTGGGTTTCGTTTTTCGTAAAACTTAACGGCACGAACCTTGCCTGACCTTACGACTATTGCGTTTTTGCCTTTACCAATTACCGCAACTGGCTTTTCTTCGTTCAGCATAGCAATACGCTTTCCTTTTGTGGCTTTTGATATAATCTCTTTGTTTTGTGCTATTTTCTCATTTGCTATTTTTTTGAATTGGGCAACTTGTTCATTATAAAATCTTCCGTTCGCCCTGTGTTCTTTCATAATGGCTTTCCACGTTGGGCTGTCAAGGACTTTGATTAACTTGGCTCTTGTTTTGAACTCGCCCTTTATTTTTAACTTTCTGCCAGTTTCAAGTAATATCGCTTCCCAACCATTGTCGCTGTTATATAATCCGTATTCATAAGATTTGCCACGCTTACCATGCGGATAAACCTCTATTGGGGCAACATCTCTTTTATTGTTACTCTCAACATATTGCAACGCTTTGACTTTTCCAGTTTTGCCAACTTTCACATTTGCAAGGGCGTCTTTATATGTTTTAAGTTTTCTTGCTCTTTTCTCTATAATATTTACTTTGCGTAACGGACTTATCTTTGTCCATACATCTTTCAGACCTGTTTCAGGGGCGTTCTTATAAACTTTGATTTTGGGTTCTGCTTTGGTTGCTTTCTGGTATCTGCCTAACTTTAACTTATCGGCTTTCCATAAATCTTCGGTGCTAACTGCTTTTCCAGACTTCAACAACTTTTCCGTTTTGGCTTTTGTTGCTTTCTTCGTTTTGATGTCTGGGGTTGCTTTTTCCGTTTTGATGTTTGGGGTTGCTTTTTCCGTTTTGATGTCTTTCGTTGCTGTTTTTTTCGCTTTTGCCTTTGTTGCGACTTTAACTTTCTGTTCTTTTGGTAATGCTGTTTTAGGTGTTTTTTGCGTGGTTTTTCCAGTTTTTGGAAGCCCTGATTTCGCTTCTGACGGACTTTTTTTGCCCTTGCCACCCTCTGATACCTTTGATTTTGCAACGGTTTTAGCCGTTTCCTTTGGTTCTGCTTTTTTCGGGGGTGTAGTTCCCTTTTCACCTTTTGCCTCTGCTTTTTTCGGTTCTGCTTTTTTAGTATTAAGTTCTCTTAATTTCTTTGCGTTCTCATCACCCTGTTTTTCAAAATACTTGCCTATCTTTTTGCCTAATGACCCTATGCCTTTATCACCGAGTTTGCTAATGCCTTTCGCCGCACCGCCCATTACTGTGCCTGCGACCACATCAAGACCAGTATTGAGTGCCATATTTTTACCGAAGTCGCCCTCTTTTGATGACAGAGAAGCATTTATGGGTACGCCTGCTATTGCGTCTGCCCCTCGTTTTGCAAGGAAAACTTTTTTCTTTGACGGAACTTTTTTCAATGCTTCTTTTTCCGCCCGCCTCTTTGCGTCGCTTATTGATTTCTTGCCTGCTGTTTTCGCCTTGTTTTTAGTGGCTCTTAAAGCGTCGCCTGCCTGTCGCTTTATTGCGTTCCGTTTTTCAATATCTTTAATTTTGTTGGCTTTCGTTATTGCTTTCGCCCTTTTCGCCTCTGCCTTTGCAACTTCTTTGGCAACCTTTTCGGTCGTTTCTTTTACCGCCTTTTCGCCTGCTTTTTTTGCGGTTCTCTTTGCACTTGTTTTGAGTATGCCTTTTGCGATTGCACCCTCTGCCAGACCACCAGTTGCAACAAAAGAACCCATAATACCTGCCATTTCGCCGACCTTGTATGCGGTTGTGCTTTCGGCTTTCTTGGTATTGAGTTTCTTGCCAGTCTGTTGTTCGGTTTGGGTTTTTAGTTTTGTGGGGGCAAGGTTACTGCCCTCTAAAAATCCTGCTACCGCAGGGGCTTTTTTAACGAAAGTTTCTGTGCTTTTCTTTATTCGTTTCTTTTCGTCTTTGCTATATATCTTCTTGGCAAGATTAGGGTTTGGAAGTCTTGCAACATGTTCCATCTTAGCAAGGTCGTTTTTCGTTAGCATAGCAATTTGCTTTTGTGCTAATGTCTTTTCCTCTTTTTTACGCCTTGCATTTGCGACTTTCACTTGCGTTACTAAATTGCCAGTTTCCGACTTCCTTTTCTTTTTGGCTTTTATTACCTTTGCTTTTGTTGGTTTGCTTACACTAAAATATTCACGATAATTTCGTGCTTTCCTTGCCATGTTTTTTTACCTTCCATAAAACCGTTTTGGGCGACTGATATTGCTACGCCTCGGCTTGCTTCTCGGCTTGCTACGGTTCGGCTTGCCCTTGTTGGCGTTTGCTGCTTTTTGCATGTTTGCGGCAAATTTCTCCCAAAAGGTTTTCGGTTTGCTACTTGATTTCGTGCTTGAAACGGCTGAACTTCTACTTGCACTGCCACCAGAACTACCACCAGAACTGCTTGATTTTGCACTTGCCGATTTTTCCTTGTCAATTATCGCCTGTTTCTGCAACTGTGCATAAGGTATTAAATCATTTCTACCGATTTTCCTTAATCTGCGGATTTCTTTGTTTATTTTGTCAAGCGAACCGAACCTTGCCAAAGTACCTTTGTAGGTATCAAGTTCCTCTTGGTCTGCTTGCTGTTGGAGTGCAAGCCGTCTGTCTGTATGAGTGCTTTTCAATATCCGTAAATCTTCATCTGCACTTCGGTCTATGTCCGAACGCCTTGCCGAAGCGGATTTTTCGTTTAATGTTCTCCTGTTTTGATAGTTTGTTTCCGCCCCTAACAGGGTTGTTTCGCTACCGCCACCCGATATGCCCAGTTGTCTTAACTGATTAGGAATATCTTTCTGCTGTTGCATACGACCAATATACGCCTGCCGTTGTGTGTCTGTAAGTTCACCAGTTACTTTTGCGTGTGCAGACGCCCTGTCCTTTTCCTTGTTTGCAAGGTCTGCCTTGTGTTGGTTGTCAAGGTCTGCTAACCTTTGCCTAAAACTTTTTGCCATTTTCTCTCTCCTTAAAAAAATTCATAGGGGGGAATACTCCCCCCTACGTTCCCAACGCCCTGCCAATGGTAACAAATTACCGTCAATAGTTTCAGCAGGGGCTTACTTGACTACTCCTTGACTTCGGGAAGTCCTGCGATTGAAGTCAGTATTGATAGTATGCCTGCAAGTATTGAAGCGGAAATTACGATTTTATAGTCAACTTCCGCAAGTACGGTTGCTGTGCCTATCGTTGCTACTGCCGTCTGTGCGATTGTTTTTACGGCTCTTATTAACGCCGCTTTAACCCATTTCATTTTCATTTTAATCTCTCCTTATAAAAAGTGGTGGAGTTGCTCGGAATTGAACCGAGGTCTTACCCTTTGCCCTTTGGCGTTACGGATAAGCGAAACCATTACAACCCCATTTTAACCTACATTGTTATAATTTAACCTACATTGGTTTATATTAGCAAAATGTAGGTTATAAAGTCGCTGTCGCCTCTTTGGTTCTGCCGTTTAAGTGTATTATTGGTGTTCGGGTTGAAGAGGGTCTGTACCCTTTTCTTTGTCCGTACCCTCCGTATTTAAGCGAACTGCCAGTATTAACATATAGTCTGTCCACCAAGGCAATAGTTGAGTTGCGTGGGTCTGTCCTGTAATAACTTTCTCGAAACAATACAGGGGCGTGAGTGTGGCTGTGAATGTAACAGTCAACATCAATTACCGCTGACAATTCCGAAAGTTTATTCACCTTTGAGCCGATTTTAATTCCGCCACCTTCGCCATGAATGTGGTAAAGACTGTAACAAACTTTTCTGTCCTTATTGTTAAGTCCGAACCGTAAAAATATTACATTACCCTCCATTGAGTAACAGTCTGCAAATCCCAACTCCAATGCAACAAAACTCATAATGTCAATTCCGTCATTGATGTAGGTTCTCAATTCGTGGTTGCCTGCGTCTGCTGATATTATTCTGTCCTTTATCGGTTCAAGTAGTGAAATTGCCCTCTCCACCTGTGCCATTGGCGATAATATTTCAGAGTATATATCTGATTTGCCAGTCTTTGTAGCGTTGTTCATTAAGTCGCCATTTAAGATTACATAAGTGTTCGGGTTGCTTTTGATTTCTTCAATTTGCTTTTCAACCAACTTTATGTCGCAATTTTTTTCGCCGATATGTTGGTCTGCTAATGTTATAATGTTCAAAGTTGTGATGTCGCTTGCAAGTTCTTTCCTAACTACTTTCATATACAATCCTTTTTTTTCAGGTTCTTGGTAGGTAAGTCAAAAACCTTTTCCATTCTGCTTTTCATGTCGCCGTTCCAACCATTTGCCTTGTATGCCTCGTACAAGATTTCTATGTCTTTGCGGGCTTCGGGTGTTGCATATCCTTGTTCAAGATACTTTTCGACCGTGCTTGATAGCAGATGATAAGATACTGCTCTAACTAAACTGTGTGTTGAACCTTTGCGGTTGATACAATACATCACAAATGCCCAAATCCCGTTACTGCCTATGAGGGCAATTATGATTAAAATTAAGTCGTGACTCATATTAGTTTCCTCTTGTTATAACTCTTAGTCTATTTCCGATACGCTTTTGCTTCTGCTTTTGTGATTTTGCCAACACTACCGTCAACTGCAATCCCGACTTTTCTTTGAAATGCTTTTGTCTTTCTTGTGGTGTCTGCTCCGAAACTGCCGTCTATTGCTGTGTCCTTACCGAACCAACACAAGAACTTCTGCCAACGCTTAATATCTGCTTTACTCCCAACTCTTTTGTTAATTGTCTTTTTTGGTAATAGTCCTTTGTATTTTTTGCCTTTATATCCTGCCGTAATTTCATCTCTGAAATCTTCCCACCGCTTATTGTCAATCAAGGTCGTTTTGAAATTGTCTTCGGTGTAGCAGTTCGGGCATTTTTTACCGTTCACATCATAGTGCCTGACTACATTTTCTTTCGGGATATTAAACTTTTTCATCAGATACGGCACAAGTTTTTTCAGTTGTTCGACCGTTGCGTTTGTAACATAATACTTGCCGTTTTTACGCTTAATGCACATTTCAATTCCGATACTGTTATAGTTCTTGACTTTACCATAAAGTTTTCCGCCTGATGTGCCACGCTTCGCCCCGCCACAATGCCAACTTGCCCTTGACAGTTTTGTGCCTTGCCAAATCTCGTGGTCAACATAGAAATGTGCTGAGGCTTGTCTGTCGCCACCTGCAAAATATATTGCGTTGTTTCTGGCTGATGAAACCGCCCCGATATAGTGCATAACGATATACCTAAATTCGCCTCGTTCTGAATTGTTATATTTTGATATTTTTTTATGTATCTTCATGCTTTCTCCTTTCCGCCCTCATGGGCTTAATCCGTTTCAAATATGCACGACAAGGTAAAAGCGTCAAAGAGGTTTGGGCTCCCTGCATGTGCTTGTTTTACCTCGCCGTTTGTGTAAATTGTTCCAACACCTGCTGATATATGCGGAGTTGCCGATTCTGTCCTTATGTTCATGGTTACCGCCATCTCACTTTTCGGGCGAAAGCCTGGCGGCAATGTAGCAAGTACAGCATCGTATGCAATATTGCTCATACCTCTTACGCCAATATTGCATATTACATATTTGCCGATTTTAACGATTGTAGGCATGCCGCTACCGTTTGGATATGTTACAGTACCGACTGCGAATTTTGTATCTTGAAATATGTCTGCTGCCAATTTATCTATATCTTTTCTATCTATCATGGCTACTCTCCTTTATACGACGCAAATATAACCGTATTTGCTTCTACATTTCCCTCTGCATGCACGTCTCCGTTCGCATTTATGACGACGTATACATCTGCAATGATATTCCCGTCTGTGTCGTATACTGTCAAGGTATGGGGCCCGCTCGGTCTGTACCCCACAGGCAAGTAACCAATTTGAGCATAGTTAGCAATACCTGTTGTTTTGCTGACCTTTACGAACACTCGTAACTCATCATAAAATTTGCCGTACAGCAAATACGAGCCTTCTACAAAGCCTGAAAGAGATACGCTGAGAGGGGCAATAAGTGGCTTATATAGTTCCTGAATATCCAAAGGAACATTATGCGTTTCATTGATTGCTCCTGTGAGGTCAGTTGCAACTGTGCTTAACGCCATATCGCCAACATTGGTGTTTATGCCGTCTATCTGCTCTTGCAAATATGAGCCTGTTGCTTCACCCACGACAAGCGGTAAGCTTTTTGCGGGTACGGTAGTTGCTGATGTTGCATAAACCTCTATCGTTAGGTATGTGCCTATACTTGAACTGAATGTTTCGTCTAATATTGTGATGTAGGTGTTCGTTGCGTCTGATGACAGTCTGAACTTTCCGTCATACTCTGCATAACTTTCGGTTGCAAACACACCGTTGTCCATTAAATATTCAGTATCGCCTATTTTAACTATGGCATTACGCAAAGTAAGAAATGGCAACGGCGAAGATTTAATAATGGTTTTCGTGTTGTAGTTTACTGTGCCTGAAAAGTTGATACCTTGACTTTCACCCTTAACGATTTCGTACTTCCATTTAACATTGTTGTCAACGTCAGTTGAAAGTCCGTCTGATATTTGTGAAGCCGATATGAAATTGCCCGCAAGAAAATCAATAAGTCCATTAAGTTTTTCCACAACAAACTCAACAAGCGTATCGAATACCGACTTGTTCTCGTCTGGTGTGCCTGTGAGTTCGTCAGGTTGTGCTTCAACGTGCTTCTCGTTTATTTCTTCGGTTGTTATTTTATAATCCTCTATTGCCATAATTTATCTCCTTATACATAAACAAGAAGTGCTTTTGCCGTACCGCCCGCCGTCAGAGTTTCGTCTTTGGATAGTACGCCCTCTGTGGTAATGGTAAATCCGCCCTGATGTACTTCTTTTTCAGGAAGATTAAGTCCACTACAAATCGCCGTACCGCCAACAAACTCATTCGCATTTGCAATATTGATATTGACAAATCGCAAACCGTAAAAGTTGCAAAAGTCAACATTTCCTGTAAGTGCTTCGCTTAATTCCGCTGCCGCATAACTTGAAACATTCGGATAACCTAAATACAAGCCGTCATCTAATTCAGTTATTTGATTGCCTGCTTCTTCACTTACTATGTGATGTATGTCTGGTCTGTCTACATAAAGTTTTACCTTATTAGTCATAAGGTCAGTTCCGTTTTTTCTGCCTACTACGGAAATATCCCAAGTGCCAACGCCAAGCGGTACTACCGCTGAACCCTCTGAAACTAAAACTTCCACCCTTGTATCGTCTTGTTCTGCTCTTACATAAATCTCTGGGTACACCCAATCAGGTACAAACGTAAGGGCAAAAGTTTCGGCTGTTGCCACCGTCGCCGTATCACTGGAAAGCACCAGTTGGTTGCCTGTTATAGTTGCGTTCATTTTGTTCTCTCCTTATACCTTTGCGTATTTAGTGTACTCAATAGTTTTAATAACTTCGTGTACGCCAAAACCTTCATTGACTTCATCATTCTCGAATATTAGTTGAAGTCGTTTATAATTCTTTATTTTCTTGTTGAAAAACTTATCTCTTGCCCCCTTATTGGAGTTAAAGGTAAATCTTTCGAAGTCTATATTTTCAAACCCGAAAATGTCTATCCTTGAACTGCCGATATATACTCTCGGATTAGCGTCTAACGAACAGTAAACATCTACGCTTGACTTCAAAAACGGGGTAAGTGTTACAAGACTTCCTCGTTTTGTCATTGTTTTAAGGTACTGCGGTTTACCGTCATCATCTATAATCGTTGAGTATCTTGCAACTATTGCTTCGCCGTTATCGCTGTATGCCCCCATACTATCGTCTGTGAACTTGAACTTGCACACCCTGCCGTCTGCTGTTCCAAAGTACAGTTCTTCGTCATAACTCATAAAGCATTTTGCAGGTATGTTATCCCAATAGTATGTTTCGTATGCATAGTTCTGTCCACTGCCTGACGCTTGCCTGCCGTCAAGAACATAACAATGGTCGTTGACTGCTAATATGTAATAGTTGTTATATACTTCTGCAACTGCGTTTTCAAGGTTAGGTTCTTCTGTTAGTCTTTTATTTACAAATGTGCTTCTGTTTCGGGTTATCTTCTCACTTGTCGTGTTGGTTGAGATTATACCGCAAACACCTGTTCGTGATAAGAACAGCGGTTCATCATTCAAAACCTTAAAGCAACCGCTACTCGTTGCACCTATGCCCGCCGTTGATTGCTTGACTGCATACTCTGTCCTCGTTCTGTAAGTGGTTATTTGTGTCGTTCCCTCTGTGAGTGAAACTGTCTGGTCTTGTATCTCTTTCGGGGTAAGTAAGAAAACTGTCGGCTCTTGCCCTGAATGTTCTTTCACTACGCCTAAATATTCGCCAATATTAAGAAATCCCATTACCTTTGTTCCACTACCACCAACAAACAAATAATTTACGTCGGGGAAATATGTGGGGTCGCCTTGCCCTGAATACCATACATATTGCGGATAGTCGGGGTTGCCTGATATGAATATCTGGTCTACTGTTGTTTGATTATAATATGCGTATTCGGTACAGTTCACTACCCTATCAGACTTGTCCTCACCTGTCGCAAAGTAAGTTATCTTTACATTATCTTCGCCTGATACTATTGGTTGTGCGTTTACCGATAGTGTTACTGTCGCACCTGTAACGGTTGCAGAACTGTCTTGTGTCCATTCGCTACTGGCGTTAAGGTATTCGGCTTTCCACGCCTTGTCGGTGTCAAGCGTGCTTGTAAGCACGAATTTCTTTGCTGACGCATTGTCTGAATTGTTTAGGAAACTGTCAGTACGCTCTCTTGTAAGAAGATTTACTGCTTCGTAACTGACGCCTCCGCCTGTTGGGTTTCGTGATATGACAACCGTCGGCACGTGTGGCGTAACTGCACCTATTGTAAAGGTTTCGCCGTTCATATATGCTTGCAAGTAGTTTGTTTTGTTCAGAATAAAAAATCCGTTCACAACTGGCGACTGCACTAAAAAGCCCGCTTTCTTGCCTGCGGTTGTTGCCGTTGCCTCACCAACATATTCTTTTTCAGTTAAGTCAAGTTCCTGTATCTCTGCCCCTGACGCTACAAGACAACGCCTTGTTCCGCCTAACACAAAACTCCAAATATTGTCTATCTGGGCGATTTTGTCGGCGTTGACAATTTCCCAACCTTTACGCTTCTTCGGGTCGCCACCATTGTCGGAAATCATATTGAGCATATCGGGGCTTCGGTTTTTGGATATATTTAATCCGTTAGAAAAGTCGCAACCTTTTATATCGTTATATAAAATTGTATTCCTACTCGGTTCAGGGGGTGTTCTTAATTGTCCCATGTCAAACCACCTATAACAGTTGCCTTGGGTTTCCGCTCTCTTTCTTGTGCTTCCAGAAAATCGTCTTTCAACATATCGTATTCGTTCCAATAATCCGTTGACTTTTGAACGTCATCATCTTTCCAAACATAATGTGCCGCTAAAAGAGCAACAAGATGTTCAACCTTTGTCGCCACGCCTATTTCGGCTTCTGGGCTTGTTGAAGATGTTACCATTGGCAACTTTTTGATGTAATGGAAGTCAAATGTGCCTACAAGGGAATTGTCCATTAAGACCTTGCTTTCCTCTGTCAACTCATAATCGTTGAAAACCGATAAAACGCCTTCCTTGATACGATACACGATTTCAAGTTTCAAGAAATCACCTGTGATGTCTGCTAAATCGTATGTAACAATGCCTTCGGCTGTTCCGTCTTGCGTTATTCGTGTCTTTGCTTTCGCACCGTAAACATCTGCATTGATTATTGATATAGCCCTATTTACAGAGTTTATAACGATAGTTGAGTAGTCAGTCATTTGTTGGTCGCTTTCAAATCCCAAATCTCGTATTTCACTTTTTAATTCTTTCCACTTCATTTTTTCACCATAAGACAAAAAGGGGGCTTTCGCCCCCGATTTTATGTCAGTTCAATTACTGCGATTTTTATGTCTGTGCTTTCGGGTATGATTAGCACTTTGCCTGCTGTTGCACCTGTAACTTTCTTGAACAAGGCACTGTCAAGAGTGAAAAAGTATGTTTCCTCCTTTTTCAGGCTAAATACCAAGTCGTTTGCACTCGCCCTCTTGCTGTCGCCTGCCTTGATAGTTATAGTTTTGGTTGCAGAGTTATTTGTGTTCTCAACGATAAATGCCATTTTATAGTCTTTACCGTCAAAGTCGCAAACAAAACCATCTGTTGCCACAGTTGCCGCTGTCATTGCAACTACTCCTGAAAGAGCATTTACATCAGGGCTTTTTACTGCGGTTATTGCTGTTACTGCCATTTTATTTCATCTCCTTTGATTAGTGTGCTTTGATTACATATATTTCTTTGGGTCTTGCTATCTTTGCCTGATAAAGAGTAAAGCCCTTTATCCTGTCGCCAAAGGCGTTGCCTGCGTCTACCGCATAAACTTCCGTCAGCGGTTTTGCGAATGCGATTGCTTTATTGGTTCTTATAACAATATAGTCATCAACATTGTCGTTATAGATGTTGTTGCTCATTTTTACATTTGCAAATCCGTATCTGCCAACTATACCCTTTTTCAGCATTTCGCTGTTGTTGGTATCAAGTTTTTCGTATGCTTCCAAAAATACAGTATGAAATGCGGGGCTTATGTCAATTTCTATGTTAGCGTTCGGGGGTACATTGTTCTTGTAAAGTTCTGCAAGCCCTGTGTTGATAACGCCAAGAATAGTTGTGCTGTCAACATCTGTACTTGTAGATTTCTTTACGCTGTTGTCTTTTGCCAATTCAAATATATGTTTGTCCATAGCATTGGCTACGCCCTGTACTGCCTCACCTTTGAGTATGGCTTCAAGGTCGCCCTGTGCCTGTGCCTTGTCTACATCATGCACAACAAAGTCATAATATGACTGCTGTAACATTGTCATAGTCATTGAAGTTCCGTCTGGGGTTTCTGGGGTTGACAGCGTTATGGGTTTGCCGTTTGTGGTTGTGGTTATGGTAGGTCTTATCGCCTGCTGTATTCTTATCTGGTCGCCTGCCTGCTTAACAAGCCCTGTATATTCCTGATTACAAAACTCTGCTGCTATCAGAAATTCGTCAAGGGCTTTGTCAATATTTTTTGCCCACTGTGTAGGCACAAAATTTCTTACACTCATTTGTCTTTCTCTCCTATAAAAATCACCATTTTCTTGAAGATTGATTTATGATGTCAAGGTTCTTTTCAAGTTGTTCTTCTGTCATCTTTTCAACTTCCTCTTTTGTAAAGAAAGTCTTGTTGCCACCCGCTTCTTCAATATCGTCTATCGGTTTTGGCGGGGTTGGCTTGTCATTCTTTTCTGCCATATACGCATAATAGGCGGATTTTGTGTTGCCTGTTGCTTCATAAACATTAAAGAATGTTTCCGAAAGTTCCTCAACCTTCAAGTCTGGGGCTATCTGTTTAAGTTCTGTAAAGCATTGGACTGCTGTGAGTTCTCGTTTTGTTTCTTCAAGTTCTCCTTCAAGAGTTTTAACGTATTCCTCTTTTTCCAGTCGTTCCGCTTCGCTTTGCATGAAGATTTCTTTTTCTTCTTCGTCTAATTCAAGTTCATCTGCGGTTCTGGCTATTTCTGCTAATGCTTCCTCACGTTCTCTTTCGGCTTCAATTTCGGCGATTTTCGCTTCTCTTTCTTCAAGTTCACGCCTACGCTGTGCAAATACTGCGTCTGCTTCTTTCTCTGCCTCTGTTCTGCCGTCTGTGTCCGTTGTTTCTTCTGTTGTTTCTTCTGTGTCAGTACCGTCTGTTGTTTCAGGTTCAGCGACTTCCTGACTTTCTTCGCTTATTACAGGGTCAGCGACTTCCTGTGTTTCTACGCTTGTAATTTCTTCCATTTCGGTTCTCCTATATCATAAAAGTCAGCACTATTGCTGTTCTTTTATTTCCGCTTTTTTGACTTCATCTGTGGTCGGGTTAAATGCCTTTTTGTAAAGTTCACAATGTTTGTTCAAGCAAGTATAAAAGTATTTACCTGACGTCGTATCTTGATGGTCTAAATATAATTCGCTATTGCATTTCGGGCAATTCATCTTCTTCTCCTATTACCTGTGGCATTAACTTACGTTTCTCAACAATGTCCAAAAGGTCTGCTTTTGGCACGTTGCCTGTTTCGTCGCACAGTTCAACCCATTCTTCAAATGTGATTTTGTCCATTTCAAGAAGTTTGTTGATTTCTTCCTGCCTGCCCTCTCTTGTTCTTGCGTTCTGCAAGTTTGCGTCAACTCTTATCTCCATGTTGCCTCTGCTGTCTATCTCGCCATATATGCACCAAAGTTCGTACATTATGGTCGCAAAGTCCTCTATTGCCTGTTTGTATTTTTCTACATTCTCTCTTAATGCTAATGTAGTCTGTTCTCTTACCGCTTCAACTGCACTCGCCGCTACTCTTGCCAAATCGGATATTCCTGTTACGGCGTCATTCGCACCTGCTAACTCTTTTGTGGTTTGCAGTAGTTGGTTTGAAAGATATTGTGCGTCATTACTCATACTTGCGGGGTGCATATATTGGATATATTCAGAAATGCCCTGCTGACCAAATCCTGTAACGGCTATCTTTCCGCCAACTGCGTCAAGGTCGTCTGGGTTTGATACCGCATTTTCGTCATACGCTATCTTGGGGTATGCGTAAAGTTTTACCACTTCTGTCTGCCTTGCCGCTGTTTTGTTGAGTTCTATCTGGTTAGGCATTAACTGCAATACTTCTGAAACGCCTCTTGCTGAATGTGGTTTATCTTTCCATACAAGACTGACTATCGGATAGAATGTCATACTGCCCAATACCCTGCCTTTGTGCGTGATGTTCATTGGCGTTAAGGGGTCATATATCAAGTCTTTGGTTGCCTTACCCATATACAAAATGCCATTCTTCTTCGTCATATATGTTATGGATATGCACTTGTCAGCACCCTCCTCAATGTCCTCGCCTAAAAGGAAATCGTTGTCTTTGTCGGGGTTTATGTCAGATACTAAATATTCGGGAATACCATTTTCACGTGCCTTGGCTTTTATCGCCTCAACATCTTTTCTTTCTCGGATTATTACATATCTCTGTTTCTGTATGTCAGTCGTTCTTTCGTCTGCGAACAAAACGCTTGTATTGGAAACTATCTGGCAATCTTTCATATTGGGTTTGAGGTACATATAAGCGTCGCCCTGTATCGCCGAATGTTTCAATAGTTTCCAAAACTTGCTGTCCATTTTGCTTTTTTCCCATTCATCTTCAAACTTCTTGTCAAGTTCTGCGTCGTCAAAGTAGGGCGTCATTTTGTTCTGGGCTATATTGCTGATTTTGAATAGCACAGTTTGCTCTATAAAGTTGAATACTGGAAAGTTCTTATTATGCAATTTCTTCCATTGGTCGCCTAAATACATATCCCAATATGTATTTGTTTTGGAAATCAGGTTCTGTTCCTGTATGAAACTCTCTGACTTTTGATAGTCAGACCAAAGTTCGTTAATCTCTATCGTTTCTTTGTTCTTCATTTTACACTCCCATAGGGTCGAAATCGTCTATTGCTTTCATGCGTTTTGCAAAGTCGCTTTGCTTTTGCTTCTGTTGCTTTTTCCGTTTTTTCGGCTTAATTACTGGCTCTTTGCTATAAGAAGCCCCTAATATAAATGCTTTGTATAGGGATATTGGGTAAAGCAATATAAGAATTATAAGTGCTATTTCAGACAACATAACTTTTACTCCCTCTCTCAAAGTGTGTTTTTCGTTCTCGTATCGGGAACAGATATTGTTTGGTTGGTGCTTTTATATCTTTGTTCGATACAAAGTAAAGTCGGTACAATGCTTGGCTCATACTGTCTACTGCGTCGTCGTATCTGCCTTTGGGGAATGAGGCACATTCGTCTATGAACCCATTTACCCAACCTTTTCTTGGTAAGTAAACGTTCCCCGCCTCTATTAAGAATGATATGGCATTTACTCTACTCTCTTTCCCCCCTAATGGGTTGACCGCTATTATGCCCGATAACTCCATTCTTAAAATGGATATTACCGCCGCACCGTTCGCCTTGTCCTCTATGAGTATCTCACTTAATCTGTGCTGTGCCGCTACCGCCCTTATGGTTAGCACCGTATCGGGAAATGACAAGTTTTCCTCTATCAGGTCTACAAGATAGAAGTTGTTGTCTTTCTTGCCCCATACCTCTATGGCTACCCTGTCTGCGTCTGATGTCCCTTTGAACGCACAGTCTACACTCATTATCAGTTTGTCAAAGTTGGGTGCAAAGTCGTATCTCTGCCACCACTCACGCTTGATTATGTTACCCTCTGCGTTTGTCGGGTGTCCTTGATAAAGGGCGTTCCACGCACGAACACCTGCTTCGCCGTTCTCGTCTGCGTGTCCTGACAACATTCCACGCTTGAACGGTACTAACCAGTCGTTGCCCTTGCCTATCTCTGGGCAAATGGCGTCGCCGACTTTACGCCCCAAAGGGTCGTTTTCCTCTGCCTCGCAAGGTATGTTCAGAACAGTTGCAAACTCGTCTGTCGCAAGTCTGCCCGCCAAGTCATCTTCATGCCATCTTGTCATTATTAAAATGACTTTCCCGCCTTTCCACACCCTTGAACGGAATGTGGAAAACCATAAGTCCCATAGTTTATCACGCTTTGTCTTGCTGTCTGCGTCGCTACTGGATTTTATCGGGTCGTCTATTACTAACAAGTTCGCCTTGTTTCCTGTCGCCTGCCCGTCTATGCCGTTGCTTATCATTCGCCCTATCTTGTTGTCAAGTTCCCACTCGGAAGCACTCTTGCTCTCCGCCGACAACCCACAACCAAAGATGTGTCCATGCTCAACTATCTTCTCTTTGTTCCTACGACCAAACCTTTTCGCTAAGTCGCCACTGTAACTTAACTCTATTACTGTGTCTTTCGGGTTTCGCATTAAATAATAACTCGGCAAAGTTTCCGTTACCGTTAAACTCTTTCCAGTCTGTGGCGGACAACTTAATATCAATATGTCATACGGATTGCCTGTTTCTGTTTCTATGAACTCTTGAACCGTCTTACACAAAAAACTGTGGTACGGCGTTGGCTTCCAGTCGCCCCTATGAACGTAATAACAATACGCTCTATACTCTGTCTGTATTAGTTTTTTATATGCGTCTTGCTCATTCATA